AGCAATAATTATAAAGTCAGCGTCAGGATTGTTTTTGAATGGTGTATATCTATCGTATGAACCCGCTTTATGAAATGGTCCTCCACCGTATTGAACAATAATACCATCCTCAACTTTTACGTTAGGATTGGTTTTCATTGCCTCAACATATTTTTCTTGGTTTTGTTTTAACACTCCCGGTTCAGGATAACCTTTTTCTTTTATTTCTCTTTTAATGATATTAAAGATACTGGTTAAAGATGGTTGAGCGTCCATTACCAAAGTTTCTAAGAATTTTGGTTTGTTTTTGAAAGCCAATAATAATTTATTCACTACTAACCCAAGAGTCATTTTATTATTTTTTACACTTTTGTCTTTATCATAATCAAAAATGTAATTCATAACCATATCGGGTGTAATGTTATTAACCAAGTAATTTGCAGAATCCACAGTTGAAATCAATTGTACGTCTTCCGCCGAGAATATTTCTTTTGGCGATAACACTTGTGAGATTGTTTCTACATTAGACCTTGCTTGTCTGAAAGATGTTGATGTTTCTTTTTCAACGCCAGCTTGTGTATCGTGGTGGTCTGTATGAATAACAAACATTGGTTTACCATGAGCAAAGTCAACAAGAACTGGCATCGTATCAGTTTCTGCTTCAGGTTTTTTAACTGCAAATTCTTTATCTCCGTATTGAATAACCTCAGCATCAACAACCTTAATACCGTATTGTTCCAAGTAGTTTTTCATTGCTAATGCTGTAGTAACACCATCTAAATCTATGTGGAAATATATTTTTGCCTTTGGGTATCTTTTTGCAATATCGTTAATATCTCTAATCCCAGATTCTGTTATAATTTGTCTCATAAAGATAAATACCTTATTCAAACAAAAAATCCCACTATTGTGGGATTTCATTTATGGTGTCGAGTGTTTTGAAATAATCAACTCTCGTTTGTGCTATTTTAGCATAATTTTCACTTAACTCAATACCTAACCATCTTCTTCCTAAAACTTCAGCAGCCACCAAACTAGTACCACTACCTGAGAACGGGTCCATAACTATATCGTTCTTGTAGGATAATATCTTAATCGCTTTGGTGGGGATATCCATCGAGAACGTTGCCTTGGTGAGTGATTTAGTATCTGCAAAGTAATTCCACTGACCAAACACAAGTTCCATAAACTCTTTCTTATCGTTTTCCTCATAAACCATTTTTTTCTTTAATGTTCCGTCCTCTTGTTCAATTTCGGTTGGAACTCCTTCCCACTGTGGTTGTCCTTTTACTTTCTTAATGTGGTGTTTTTTGTAAGCCAAAATTACACATTCTTTTGGATTGTAAATGTAAGGACTGGATGGGCTCATCCATGAACCCCAAGCGGTAGTTTTGCTTCTATGTGGTGATTGTTCTTCAAGGTCAACAATACCAAAGAAACCAAAACCTATTTCTTTCATAATTTGCCACATCTCAGAAACAAAAAAGATACGACCACCTTTTTTCTGTCTGTTGATTTCGTAAGGGATATTCAAAGCGATACGTCCGTCGTCTTTCAATACTTTATACGCTTCAGTCAACCAAGATTTAGCAAATTCAACATAGTCATTAAATTCCATATCATCTTCGTGTACGTCATAGTCAATTCCCACACCATAAGGTGGTGATGTCACAATTAGGTCAATACAACCCTCAGGTAACGTCTTCATCACCTCAACACAATCTCCATTAATTATTCTTCCTGTCTCTATCATACTTCTAATTTTTCTTCTAAATAATCCCAAACTAAATTTGAGTACTCTTCATATAAATCCCCATCTTCGTCGTCTTCTAAATTAAAAACTCCGTTATCCAAACAGGTGTCCATTACTTCTTCGTGTTTTTCTTCAAATGATAAATCCTCATCTATTGTTAAAAGGATATTATCAATGTCATCAATTTGTTGTTGTGTTAATTCCATGTCTTATTATATTCCTGCAGTTAAATGGTAATAGTATCCTTTACTGGTCGTATCACCATATGATTTATAAATTTCATATGATTTTTCATCATATATGATTTCGTTTATTACTTCTACTCTACAACCAACATCATAGACTTTTAATCTTAATTTATCAATGTCAAAATCTTCTTCAAGTGGTATGTCGTAAACAACTTGTTCACCCTTACAATAATCCTCGACGATTAAAAACGCTTTATCGCTACAATGTTTTTCTTCGTAATCAACCTTATCTACGTCTAAAACCTCAGTTTCATAAACAACTTTACCTTCCTCGTCTTCTACTCTTAAAATAAACGCATTTGGGAATGGTCCCATGATTGATTCATTTGGTGAATCAAAATAACTATCGACCTCTAAAATTTCACAAATTTGGTCGTATTCCAATTCATCTTGTTCAACACCACCATCACGTAACGCATCATACTGTTTAGTATTCAATTCAAATGGGTAAAGTTCCGCACCTCTACCAGCAAGGATAATTTTGTAATATTTCATATTATTATAGATTAAAAAATGTAATCAAATATATTATATAAGACAATACAGGTTCCTACCAACCATCCAAAAACTATCAGTATCGCAAGAATTCTATAGTTTCTTTCTACACGGTCTCGGCTTCTACCTTGAAAATCGTCTGAGTTCCATTCTTCCATAATTAAAGTGTTTGAGCGATTATTTGAGCTAATTTATAACCTGTAAACGCACCAATAGCTGCGGAACCTGGTAGTACTATAAATTTACCCAACATGGTTTCATATTTTTTCCTATTCACAATATACGAAATCAATATGTAATAAACAATATAGTTAATTAAAACTAAAAAGTCCAGTTCTTTTGAGGCAAACACAACAATAGAGTTACCTAAAAACCCCCACATAAAGTTAATTGAGGTTTCACGGATTAATTCATTTGGTGTTGTTATCGCATCTAATACATTTATTTCCTTGTCAAGACCCGTTTTACTTTTCAAGGGTTTCGATGTGGTGTTGGAGGTACCAGAGGGCTTTTCTGAGGTCTTCAAGTTCTTTATCTTTTCCTTTTTTTCCTGCACGTGATATATATTTTACTGTGTTTCCTAAACTAAAACCCAATTCCCAAGCATCAATTACTTTGATTGCTTCGTAAGGATTATTTTCTCCACCATAATGCTGTGGGTGATTTACTTGTTCCATTATTCTTCTCTATATTCTTTTAACAATTCATCGTTAGAAATGGTTCGGTATTTTTCACTTAATCCTGACACATTTACATTAGATTTCATATTAGTTTTAATTTCCAAAATTTCTTCAGCAGTATCTAATGATTTTGAAACTTCTCTGATAATTTTGTATGGGTCAGCGTTTGACCCAGGTCTTCTATCTTCAACATAACCTTTCCATTCTTTTGCCGTGTCCTGTGGAACTCTAATCGATGCTCCTCTATCAGAAACACCCCAACTGAATTTATCAATCGCTTGTGTTTCAAATCCACCAGTTAATCTTAAATGATTGTTTGACCCATATGCGTTGATGTGTTCTTCATGTCTTGATGCAAATGAATTGAAAATAGCCATGAAATAATCGTAACCACCATTATCTCTCATTTTATTGTTTGAGAAGTTGGTATGTAATCCTGAACCATTCCATTCACCGTGTGTAAGTGGTTTAGGGTGTAAATCAATATGGTATTTATACTTTTCAGAAATTTTATAAAGGAAATATCTACTCATCCATAGGTCGTCACCACCTTTTAATTTACCTTTTGAAAATACTTGGTATTCCCACTGACCTAACGCAACTTCAGCGTTTGTTCCTGTAATATCAATACCATATTCTAAACACATATTTAAGTGGTCCTCAACAAAATCACGTCCAGCAACATTATGACCCACACCACAATAATATTCACCCTGACCTTTAAGGATGTTTCTTTTGTGTCCTAAAATACCTCCGTTGATTTCTTCACGGATAAAATACTCTTGTTCAAAACCAAACCAAAGACCTTCTTCCTCTTCATTTAATTTTGCTCTCATATTAGATTCATGTGGTTTACCATCTGAATCCATAACCTCACATAACACATAAACTGTGTTGTTTTCTAATGGAAACCCATATTTTGTATATACTCTAACCGGTTTTAATATTCTATCGGAATTTCCAGTATCTGCTTGATTTGTTGATGAGCCGTCAAAATTCCAAACAGGTAACTTACCAACTTGTACTACGTTTTTAATTGATTCGTAATCTACGATTTTAACTTTGCTTCTTAAATTTGGTTCAGGTGTATATCCATCAAGCCAAACGTATTCTAATTTAACTTTCATTTATTATTATTTATATAGTTGATTATTGTTTCTTCATCCGCACCACTATTGAATAGGTTGTAAACGGCACGAGAAAATTCGTCCGTTGTAAAAACAGCGTCGGCGTCAAGGTATTCCATTATGTTATGTAGGTTTCTTAGGATTTGTTGTTTGTTTAAAAATCTCTTATTAAATCCCATCTTCGTTTGTTTTAAGGTTACTTAAAAATTCTTCTAATTTTGATAACTCCTCTTTTGTTGGTTCTAACTTTTCTTTCAAAGTTTCCATTTCTTGTTTCCCAACTAAAGTACTTAATAAGTCGGTATTAACCTCACCGTTCATTTCTTTGAGAATTATTCTCACTTTTGAACCAAACTCCATATCATTTGGATATTGTTTGGAGAGGTTTTTCAGTATTTCATATAGTCCTAAATCCATAATGTAAAATTAAATTATTATACTTTATTTGTCAAATTTTTTTTAGAAATTAATTTAGATTGAATCATATAATTCATTACCTTTCTTTTCGCCAAAGGTAGTATTGTTTCTTTGAATGGGAACTGGTTGGTGTGGTATATTCTAAAAAGAATTAAGTTTTTATAAACTTCTGGTTGATTTAAATTTTTAATAAGGGAGTTTTTAACCATTTTCACTTTATCTTCAAAATCATCAGTTTCACAAGTACAAAGTTTTTTGATTACACATTTAGTTTCTTCCGCACCTTTTTTAATAGGTTTAATTAAAAACTCATACAAGTGATTAACTTCATTATCTTTTATCATAAAAAGACCTTGCTTTGGGTCAATTTTTTTGGGGTTTTGTATTGGTTCTATGGCTATTGTATCACTAGCCACTTCCCATATTGCCTTCGCTTGATTGAAGTAATCTTTTAGTTTTTCAGATGAGAAAACGCAACTATTGTAAATTTCACCTATTTCTTCTCTAGTAAAAAAAGGTACTTCATTTGCAATTAAATCTG